AGTGTGGGCTGTCCATCACGAAGCGCACGAATGCCCACTACCAGATCGCTTACGGTCGGGGCGGCTGGCTCTGGAACGTCTACCCGGGGAACCGGCGCATCTACGTTGACGCGCCCCACAGAGAGGCAGGAACGCCTCGACTGGACCTTCCAGCCAACTGGACGCTGGCAGACGCTGTGAGGGCAGCTATAGCCCTCAGGAAGGAACTCACAGGGAGATGAGTACGTCAGAAGGACTCAGGCTGCAGGCTCAGGTCGAGGACCAGCGTAGAGAGAACGCTGCTCTGCGCAGAAAGATCAGGAAGCTGGAGGCAGATAAGAAAGGTTTCCAGAAGACGATCAGTGATCTTACGCAGAGCTATGCGGCTGCGGTCCTCCGCCTGCAGAAGCTTGGGGTGACTGATGTGCCCTTGAAGCTCGCGGGTCCCAAGGGTTGGTGGTGCCCTGAGTGTGAGGTCTACAACGAAGAGAAGGACGTGGATGCGTTTGGTGCGTGCAGTAATTGTGGTGCCGCAGAGCTTTGGCACGTTCAATTGATTGAGATCAATGAGAAGTAGGTGAAGGCTGTGCTGACCAAAGAAGAAGCCTACTATCTCAAGATGGCCCTCAAGGGTTTCTGCTTTGATGCCAACCCTCGCGGTTGGGCGGTGTCAGACAGAAAGGTAGTACTGGGCTTGGTCGAGCGTGGTCTGATGAGGGAGTCCAAGCCGCTGTCTTACGACAAGCATGGGGCCTTTGTCATAGTGAGTGGCAAGGAAGATGAGGTCAGGGAGATGTTGAGCGAGGAGGACTAGCATGGCTGACAAAGCAGATGGGACTGTTTCACTGTTGGCCGGTCATGCTCTTAGGCGTCTGCAGAGGGACGAAGAGTTCTGTCTCATGGTGAGGAACGCTGCCGAGAAGCAAGGGGATCAGGAGACGGCTGACAAGATGGAGACGCTGGCTGCTGATATCGTAGAGATCGTGGAGAAGCACAAGTCATAGGAGAAAGGACATGAAGGTGTCTACAAGGGAACCGGTACGTGCGCTTACTGCCACACTTCGTTACGGGGACAAGGTCCTCAGAGACGATGGGTCTGGACGGCTGCGAGGTGATGGTATCGGCCACGTCAACTATCGCACAGGTGACATGCTGTTCCTCCCTGTCGATCCTGACCCGTCACGTCAGCACGTCACGGCGGAATTTCAGGGACTGGACGGCAGGCAGCGGGAGCTTCACCTCGTCCCTATCGAGAAGATGAAGTTCCACTCCTGTCCTGTCTGCGGGAAGAAGGCGGTAGTCTTGCATGAGGATGAGTGGAAGTGCAGGAAGATATCCTGCAATGATCATGGTGAGTTCACGGTGCAGGGGTAGGCTATGAAAGAAGGAGTCATCACCGTTCCGTACTCGCACGTGTACGTCACACCTGAGGCCGCGATCCCGAGGGGCATCCGGTCGAGGATGGGACGCGGTCCTGAGTTCTATTCGTGGTTCAATAAGATGAATAGGAGACAGCAGCAGGTTTGGCAGCAGGATCATCCGTATTCGCGGGTAAGGATCGTGGCCAAGGTCCACCGCGAGGGAGACAGGTCGGTACTCTACTTCGAGGTGATGATCGGGCGCTACGTCGAGATGGGCTATGTAGCTGAGTCCCAGATCAAAGAGATCATGGACAAGGAACTGAAGAAGAGGAAGCTCGTCAGGGTGGAGAGGCCCTTCATCCATGACGACTTCTGTTATCACGCGAGGGCAATCAGGCTCTCGGACTGGAAGAAGTGGATGAAGAGGGGGACGGCATGCCGGAGCATAGCGAAACAGACATCTCCAAGCTGAGTGACGCGGAGAAGATTACTCGCGTGGTCAGCGCCTCAGTAAAAAGCATGAACGATAATGCTCCCCACCATGTGGCAGGCATCATAGCAGACACCCTGCGCTTCGTGGGTGTGGAGGCCAAGGTTCATGCGACCATCGATACTGATGAGGTCATCTACACTGTGGTCACGGAGAAGGATGGGAGAGCCGTTGCGGAAGCGAACTACAAGTATCCGTGGGGAGCCGAGCGTGTGGAGTCCTGCTTCAATCTGATCAACGCCATCGACAGCCACACCTTCAAGGCCCAGATCAGTAGAGGTCCCGGCGGTGTGACACTCTACCTGAAGGACAAGGACCCCTCGCGTATAGACAAGCGGGTCGATGGCGAGACGATCTGGGATGTCCTGCACTGGCTGGAGGAGAAGCTGGAGGAACGGGAAGAAGAAGAGCGCAAGAGGCAGGATGTGCTGGACGAGCAGGCGCTTCAGGCGCTGGCGGGGATACTCAAGAAGGACGGAGGCCCGCTCGATGAGCGCGGCCCGGACATGGTTGACCACACTGCGGAGTTTTACGAGCAACCGTTTACACCCGAGGCGACGGTAGACGGCGACAAGAAGGACGGAGGCGAGTGTGAGTGAGTGTCCCCGCTGCGGAGTTGGTTGATGAAGAAGTTGGAAGAAGAAAAGAAGAGAAATCTTCAAAATAGTTGAAAATGAAGGGGTCGATTTTTTGCAGTTTCTGCAAACAGAAGAAGAGACGAATACTGGAGAGAAGGATGGTCTACGCTATCGATAACGGCAATGTTTCTAGTAGGGGAAGAACCATGTCGTTATACCACGACAAATATGACCATCGAAATGGCCTGAAACATGGTGTTCGCAGTGTTCTAGCTGCACGAATCGCAAATTTGCTAATATTGCAAATAAGTGAAATCACCCATTGAATGTAGGGTGAAAGACCGGGAGAAAACCGTTTCTGGCTGGGGTGAGAAAAGCAATGAATATGGGGGTGTCGGGTGGTTAGGTTAGGGACAGTATCATTGCCAGACCCTTTTCAACGGACTCGCAAAGACCCGGACATGGAGTTGGAGTTTCGTAACCTTTCCTCTGAGGACAAGGATGCTCTTGCTACGTTCTTCAAAGACAGCGCCAAAGGCATGCTGAAATGCTGGGACTACGAAGATAACAATGGCATAAGACGTGTACGGTTCAATGAACCTGCCCTTGTGTTTGTTCAGCATGCAGCAGACTCATGGGATACAAGAATCCTTCTGATAATCGAATAGTGGAGAGAGCCATGGCGAAGAGCACGAAGATCGCAACCATCCTGAAGAAGTTGGAGAAGACCAAGAAGAAGGATGAGCAGATCGAACTTCTCCGAGAGCTTCAGAGGGATCAGGTTGCGAAAGAGATCATCATAGCTGCCTTGAACCCTTACGTGACCTACGGGGTCAAGCCCAAGAAGCCGGGTCCGATCACCAAGCCTGCTGATATCGATGAAGCTATTCAATGGGAATGGGAGTGGATGGCGTCTACCCTGCATGCGCTGGCCACGAGGAGACTGACAGGGAAGGCGGCAAGGGAACAGATCGAGAAGTCGAGCAGGAAGTGTCGCCCGATCCTCGACCGCATCCTGAAGAAGGACCTGAGGTGCGGGGTCCACGCCAAGACGATCAACATGGTCTACCCGGGGTTGATCCCCATGTTCGAGGTGGCACTGGCTGACGAGGGCTTCGTGATCATCGATGGGAAGATCGTTCAGCGGGTGCCGGTCGAGTACCCTGTCTGGGCAGAGCCGAAGTACGACGGTATGAGGTGCATTGCCATGACGGATGGCAAGGGAGGAGTGGAACTCAAGTCGAGGAAGGGGAAACCGTTCAACAACTTCCTCAGCGTCACGGAGGCTGTCCGATTCTTCTCCGCAGCGGAGGAGGTTCCATTCATCTTTGACGGTGAGGTCTACGGTGAGACCTTCAAGGAGGTGACCGAGGTAGCCCAGTGCAAGGACGGCTCGAAGACTGACGAGCGTCTGGCCTTCCGCGTGTGGGACATGATGCGCCGGGACCACTTTCTGCAGCAGGTCCAGTTGTACTCGCTCCAGCAGCGGCAGCAGACACTGGCCACTCTAGTTCGGGATGGTAACAGGAAGCTCATGCGGACCCCGGGTAGGATGGTCAACAGTGAAGAGGAGATGCTCGAAGTCTTCCTGCAGATGAGAGTGCGGGGTCTCGAAGGTCTCATCCTGAAGCCGCTGCATCTTCCTTACTCGTTCAAGAGGGATCGCAGTTGGATCAAGGTGAAGGAGATGTTCACTGGCGAGTTCAAGGTCACCGGCTTCATCGAAGGTGAAGGGAAGTACGCTGGGGTCCTTGGTGCCATCGAGATCGATGTGGACGGCGTCGAGGTAGATGTCGGTAGTGGCTTCAAGGATGCAGAGCGTGCCGACATCTGGAAGCACAAGAAGAAGTACCTTGGTTGTTATGCTGAGATCAAGTATCAGGAGAAGACGGACGACGGTTCTCTGCGCTTCCCCACGTTCTTGCGGTGGAGGCCCGACAAGGATATGGACGAGGAGTAGACGATGGCCACCATTTCTGCGAATGAGTGTGCAGTTCGAGGTGCGGTTGGTATAGCAATCAGCCGGGTGGAGGAGATGCCGCTGACCGGGGCTGATGTGGTCCTCCGCACTGATCGATGTGAGGAGCCTGAGGAAAAGGAAGATGGTCCAGTAGAGATATGGCTTCGGCCTGATGACGCACGTTCTCTTGCAGCTATACTTCTAGCTCAAGCAGATCAGGCTGATCGAATCAACGAGGAGGAGGAGTAGATCATGGGTGCCAAGAAGAAGAAAGAGTATCCGCCGGAAGAGCAGAACGAATTCTTTAGCGAAGACTTCCACAAGTATCAGGTGCCTTGTGGTTCTTCGGGGCACATAACACTGAAGGTTGACTACGAATGCTCTCCCCTCAAAATCTCCGTGGAATCACAGGAGGTTCATGGCGCGAAGGAAAAAAGGGGTGACCACGAGTTCTGGCGATACTGGAAAGCCAACGATGCCGATGTCCTCTTGGAACCCAATGATGCTCGGCTGCTGGCTCGTATTCTGGAGCAGCTTGCTGATGAGATCGAGGAGCACCAGAAGACGAAGGAGTAGACCATGACGTTGACCTTTCAGACGCTGGAGGAAGCTCGGCAGTACGTACTGGCGCACGCTAAGGATGGTGTGAGTTGTCCTTGCTGCAACCGCAGGGTAAAGGAGTATCAGCGTAACATGAATAGGGAGATGGCCTTGTTCATGTTGGGGGTGGTTGCGTTATACTATGAGACAGGGGATTGGGTTCACTATAAGAAATGCTTTCTTAGGGCTGCTGGTGCTTCTTCAGAATTGCACATGCGACATGATTACGGCTATGTGCAATTCTGGGGTCTTGCAGTTAAGAAGGCGAATGTTGATCCGACCAAGAATGCTTCTGGCTTTTGGAAACCGACAGAGCTTGGTGTTCAGTTCGCTCAAGGTCAGATCAGTGTTCGTTCTTACATCAAGCATGTGAATGATGATTTGACTGGTTGGTCAGAACAGTTGGTCACGGTACAAGATGCGTTAGGTACAGAGTTCAACTATGCTGAGATATTAAAAGGAAACGGTTCACAGTGAAACATCTTATGCAGCCAGCACTCTCTCGTCTCTGCGGCCAGACATGCTTGGCCATGATCCTTGGTGTCACCACCGAGAAGGCTGTAAAGCTGGTCAGGACGGGCGGCGGCACAAGGACGAAAGACCTGCGTGGAGTCTTGGAGGACCATGGTTACACGTGTTCTCCAAGACTCCAGCTAGGTCCTCCTGAGGGTGACGGACTATTCATCCTGAAGGTCCGGTTCGACGACAGGCCGAACACTCATTGGGTGGTCCTCGCCCGGCACGGTGACAAGGCACTCTACTATGACCCGGAGTTCCCCTGCGCGTGGTACAAGCTACCTTGGGGCAGGGTGAGTTCGCACATGCGTATTTCCAAGCCGTACAGCAGGTGGAAGTCCATTCTCAAGAAGGAGTATGCTCACCAGATGAGAAAGAAGAAAGAACGTGAGACCCCGGCTTGACATACCGCATACCGAGTAGTAAGGTAGTGCCATGAAGCGAGAGAAGATCGAGAAGAAGTTCACCTGCAAGCACTGCGGGCGTGTCTTCACCCGTATGGTTCCAAAGAAAGGAAAGAAGCCTTTCTATTCCTACTGTGGTGAGTCGTGCCAGCGTGACGACCTCACGGGGAACGTCGAGGAGGCTAGGCGGG